CCCGGTCGCCGGATCGTCATCCACAGCCACCAGCATCTCTCCGATGCTCCGGCCATCCCAGGTGGTGGTCTCCCACGCTGTCGGGTCGATGTAGTCGGACGCGCCGACCTTGACCCGGTTCTGGAGCGCACGCAACTCTTGGAAGTACACCAGGGAGGACGGGATAGCCGTGGACCCGAGGCTCGTGATGGTGTCGCTGTCGTAGTTGCCCCACCGCTCGCCGGTCCATGCGACCGTGCCGCTCGTGGACGTAGCCTTGATGGAACGGCCATCGTTGACGGTCAGGGCGAGGCTGCCGTAGGGGGCGACGCCGTACCAGACCGCGCCATCCGTCGCCGCCGAACTCGCCCCGTAGACGAGCTGGGCCACCACGTCATCCGTGGACCAATCCGCCGAGGCGAACACCGAAGAGGCCGGCGTGATCGCAACGATCACAGATCCAGACGAGCCTCCTGCCTTCTTGACATCGACTGCACGGATGCCATACGAGGTGTCCCACTCGACGTACCAGGTTGCCGACAGGGACCCCGATGTGGTGATCTCGCCGGTCGCCTTCAGCGTCGTCCCGTCTGCCTCGTAGATATTGAAGCTGCCGGTCGAACTCTTCGACCCGGCCGTCATGTCCGCCAGGAGCGACAGCTCGCCGATCTCAGTGGCAGCGTCACCACCGCCACCGCCAGCCGCCGCCCGCGAGTAGTCGTGCAGCGCCGTGGCGACCACGACCCCGCCGATCGTTGCGTCGAGGGCCAGCACGCCAGCGTCTCCGTCCGCGCCGCCGCTCGGGGTGTACGCGCCGAGGCCCGAGCCAGACCACGAGGTCGAGCCCACCGCGTTGACCGTGCGGGCCGTGTAGCCGTCGATGCTGCCCGCGTCCGCGCCCCCGAACGCGCCGAACGTCTTGGCGCCGACCGGCGAGCCGGCGGGCTGCGGGTCGGTCGTGTCTGCGGGCGGGGTCACGGTGTAGGAGCCGCCTCCAGAGCCGTCCACCAACTCGGACCAACCGACCTGCTCGGTGAGCCCAGCCAGCGTGGCCGTGACCATGACGCATACGTCGGAGCCCGTGGTCCCACCTGCGGGGGCCGTCCACGACGGGGTCGAAGTGGTCGAATCCGTGACCGACACCGACGAGCCGTCCTGGTCGGTGACCGTCGTGAGCAGGGTGGCGCCGGCCTGGGCCGTGATGGTCAACGCCCGAGCGCCAGCCGTCACGGTGTAGCCCCCGCCGTCGGCGCGGCCCGAGACGGAGAGGGTGGGCTGGGACGCGGCGCCGGCCGCGGGGTCAGTCGTCCATCTGCTGAACGTGGTCCAAGTCTCGTTCACGCGGCCCCCTACTCGGCGTGGCCGGGCTCGATGGAAATGCGGGTCACGACACGCCCCGTGGCCCCGGTGCCCGTGTCGGGCGTGGACTTGCCGTACAGCACGCCCTCGGGAAGATAGGCGCGTACCTTGGTGTTGATGGTGTGGTCCGCGTCCGCCGCCGCCGCCTGGGTCACGCTTCCGTTGGCGCCGATGGTCCAGCCCGACATCGAACCGAGCGCCGGCTGGATGGTCGAGGCCGACCCGGCGACCGTGAGGTGCGAGGTGAACAGCGAGATTGTGACCTCCCTGGGCAGACCGGCGATCTCCCACTGGTCGGCCGTGCCGATCTCCGACTCGGCGATCTCCCACGTCCGGACGCCGTCGGCGGTCGTGCTCTTGAGGGCGGGGTTGCCTGCGTATGCCATCGCTCGCTCCGGTCATGTGCGGCCATCGTACCGCGTTGTGTCTCTCGTCGCACACTGCCGCCCATGTGGGCGCGTCAGGACTGCTCGGTCTCGAGGATGGCCGGGCCGACCCAGATCCCACCGATGCGGTAGGTGATCGTGACGTTTCCGGTGCCGGAGCCGTCCGAGGCGTGGCCCGCGACGGTGGGGAGCTCCAGGTAGAGCCGCGAGCAGCCGGCCACGGGCCATTGCGCGTCGAAGCCCCGGAGGGTGACGACCCCGGCGCCCAGCGCATCGCCCCAGCGACGCCAACCGCCCGGGGTGACGACGGTGCCCGCCGAGGCCACGGCCGCGAGGGTGGCCCGCCAGGCGACATAGGTGGCGCTCGCCGCGTCCGCGACGACGACCGCCTCGCCCGCGCCGCCGGCCTCCCCGATGTCGAAGTAGAAGTCGCCGAGCAGGTTCGCGCTGTTGACCACGCCGTAGATCACGCACGTCGCCGCAGCGTTGCCGCCCCCGGCGGTGCCCACGGTGACCGCGCCCGCGGAGTCCAGGAGCACCGCCTCGACCTTCTGCGCCGCCCCGGCCGCCCCGCCGACCGTCGCGTCCGCGGTCACGTTGGCGGCCAGGTCCACGAGGATGGCGTCGGCGTCGGCGCCGGTCGCGCCCGTGATGCCCGTGCCGTTGACCGTCAGCGTGTAGGTCGTCGCCGCGTCCGGGGTCACCGTGATGTCGATGCGACGGCGGTAGGCCTCGCGCCGCATGTCGATGGCCACCCGGGCCTTGAGCGTGCCCTTGCTGTCGCTCGCGATGAGCGACGCCGAGACGCCAGCGGTGGGCGTGCCCGAGGACTCGGTGGGCGGGCGGTCGTACTCGGACGCAGTCGCGCCGGCCGTCTGCTGCTGCCAGAGGGGCAGGCGAGCGGCGGACAGGATGGCGAGGGCGTTGGCGGTCGCGGAGGGGGAGGACATGGCGTCTCCGTGGACGAGGCTGGGCTACCAGCCCTCGGGGATGATGCGCTGACGGGCGGGGAGGTAGTCGGCGGTCGCCGCGACCCGCAGGAAGCGGCGCCCAGCGCCCGGGCGGTAGAAGCGGGTCAGGATGACCTTGCCGTCGGTCGAGGTCGCGCTGCCGATGTTGTGCGCGGCAAACATCGACTGGCCGTCGCTCACCACCTGGATCGCCCCGATGGTGTTGCCCGTGCCGCCCGCGCCGTCGTCGAAGGCAGCCGCGGCGAGCGCGGGCGTGAGGTCCCGGCGGTAGACGTTCACGCCGCCCGTGTTGCTGGAACTCGCGTTGCTCTGGCTCACATACACATACTGATCGTCGAGGGCCACACTGGTCGGGTCGATGGCGGACGCCGCGTCGAGCGTGAGGTGCTGGCGGGAGGCGATGACCTGCCCCCGGTCGCAGCCGCGCACCTCGAGCGTAGCGACGCCGTCGGCCATGCTGTTGCCCTGGATGAGGATCTTGCCGTCGGTGCGGAGGCCCTGCGCCACCGGGTTGCCCGCGGTGCCGAGCGCCCAGGTGCCGGGGCCGGTCGTCGCGCCCGTCGCCGCCGCGAGCGACCGCAGCGTGACGTTCCCCGTGCCGATGGCCCCGCCGACGAACACCCGGGAGCCGTCCGTGCAGACGGCGTTGAGGTTGGCCCCGTGGTTGTAGGTCCAGACCGCCGACGCGGTGCCCGAGTCGGTGAGCGCGATGGCGCCGGCCGCGATGCTGCTCGCGTCCTGCCCGGCGAAGTAGACGTGGGTGCCGTCCATCGCGAGGTCGAAGACCGGGCCCGCGTGCGTGTAGGTCCAGAGCACGGACCCGTCCGAGGCGTCGTAGCACCGGATGACCGCGCCGTAGGCGGCCACGAGGTAGGTCCCGTCGTACAGGACCGCGCCGACGCTATCGGTGGTCGAGGGCGTGAGCGCGAGCAGCGCCGTGCCGCCCAGCGTCAGGTCGCCCCGGGCGTACAGGTAGACCTTGGGCGTGGAGCCGGGCCGCGCCGTGGCAAACGCGACGTTCCGGCCGTCCGTGTCGATGGCCACGACGTTGTGCTGGGATGGCTCGGTGGACAGCACAAAGGGCTTGATCTGCGACTTGATGCCGCCCGGCTGCGCGGTGCCGCCGTCGTCCTCGTGGACGATGCCCGACTCGCCGGCCGCGAGCTCGTCGACCGCGTCCTCCAGGGTCGAGAACGCCTGGGCCCCGCGGGAGAGCCGCCCGATGTAGGCCAGCGCCCAATTCCAGAGCGCCGACGTGAGCGTCTGCCCGGCTTGGAGCCCGGTCGCGATCTCCGAGTCGGAGGGGCGCGCCGGGGTGTCGCTGCCCGTGGCGCTGGATGCGTAGTCGAAGGGGTCGAAGGTCGCCATGGTCTACTCCACCGCCCGCTTCTGCGTGTCGTATGAGAACTCGCGGATACGGACATTCGTGTTGGCGGTCGCGGACGTGACGTTGACCTCCCACCAGTAGCAGTCGTCCCGGTCGAGCGTCGCCAGGGGCGTGCCCGTCACCGTCTCGGTGGCCCACGAGCCGGTCGTGGCGAAGTCGCCCGCGCCCGTGTTGTAGCTGAGCACGTCGGAGACGGTGTTCGCGCTGCTGTCGTATTTGCGGAGGCGCACGCTGATGACCTGCGACCCGTTCGCGCGGTAGTAGCCGACCCGCAGCTCCGTGACCCGCTCGATGTGCGAGCCAGCCGCGCCGTCCGTCGCGTTGAACGGGACCGGGATGGGGATCCAGCGGACCATGGCAACCGCGTTGGTCTCCGGGTGGACCGCGTGCAGCGCGATGTCGAAGGTCAGGTCGTTGACCGCGACGCCCGTGGTCAGCGTGATCGGCTGGCCGCCCGTGAGCAGGTCGTGCCGCTTGGTGAACGTGACCCAATCGGCGTAGAGCACGCGCGACAGATCGCCGAGTTCCGCGCCCGCGCGGAGGGCCTTGTTGCCGTTGGCGGATGCCATGGGGAGCTCCTACGGGGTCCGGTAGATGAGGCGCGACAGCACGCCGCCGCCGGTGCCGGGCCCGGAGAGCGGGCCCACCGTCACCGCGGGGGCGCCGGTCATGCCCAGCGGGAGCTCGAGACCCTCCACGAGGGTCAGCCCGACCCCGGCCGGCTTGGCGTCGAGCATCAGGCGGACGAGGCGATCGGTGACCGGCGTAGCGAGCCACGAGGCACGGAAATAGGTCAGCGTGAAGTGCGCCGGGTACTGGTCGTGGTGGATGACCTGCAGGGCGTTGGACGCCACCCGCAGGATCTCCAGCAGTTCGTCGCGCGCCCCGGTCGTGTTGGTCGCCAGGATCCGCGCCTTGATGAAGCGGCGGTAGTCGCTGTCGTTGAGCGCCCCGCGGGCCTCGCCCACCAGCGCGCCCCACTCGTCGAGGAACCCGCCCATGGCCGTGTCGATGGTCTCGTCGGTCAGCGCCCAGAGGTCGTCCTCGAGCGCCTGCGTGCCGACCGCCAGGCCCTTGACCATCGCCTGCCAGCCGGGGAGCGACTGCAGGAGCCCGGGGAGCTGCCGGAGCGCGACGTAGCCGCGGTCGGTCTCGTGCTGCCAGGTCGAGCCCAGCGCGGTCACGTCGACACCGACACGGTCCCCGACAGGGTCGCGACCTCGTCGAGGTCGGGCACGATGGTCACGACCCCGCCGTTGAGCGTGAGCGCGGTGACGTCCTCGACGCCGGCCACCGTGGCGATCGCGGCGTAGACGTCGAGGAGCGCCAGCTTGTCGCCGACGTTGAGCGTGGCGAACAGCGCCGTGACCGCGGTGTTGATGGGGTCCGACACGTCGCCGAGCACATAGCCGGCGTCCAGCGTGACGGTGCAGGCCACGGTCACCGCGAGGGCGTCGGCGAGGTCGTAGGCGATGGTCTTCGACAGCCCGTCGCCGCCGGTCACCGTCGCGGAGACGTCGGCCCCGCTCGCCTGGATTCCGGCCGCGGTCTTGCCGTAGATGACCTCAGCGATCGCGGTCTGCTGCGCAGTCGTGACGGTGCTGGGGGCGATGACCACGGTGATGGCGTGGGCCGGGGTGGTGATGCCCCGGTCGGTCACGCTCGCGCCGCTGGCGTTCTCGACCACGACGGCGCCGGTGACGTAGTCGAGGGCGAGGAGCGCGGAGCGCAGGGAGCCGGCCGAGGCCGCCCCGCTCGCCGACTGCGTGGTCTGGAGCCGGACCCGGTAGTCGGCGTCCGTCTCCACGTCCCGGCCGACCGTCGCCGCGGCGGCGTTCGTGGCCGCCGTGATGCCGTCCACCGCGGTCACGACCGTGTCGATCTCGCCGATGGCCGCCGCGGTGGCGCCCTCGACGGTGCAGACGACGGCCACGTCGACCGTGCCGCCCGCCCCGACCGTGGCGTCCGCCGACGTGATCCACTGCGCGAGGTCGTCGGTGCCGCCGCCCTGGAACAGGCCGCCGGCCGGGAAGACGCGGCCCACGGTGCCCGTGATGGTCACCGTCGCCGTCGAGGCGGTCGCGCCGTTGCGGGCGATGCCCCGGATCACGCCGATGGTGTCCAGCGCCGAACCCGTGGCCGCCGTGATGGACCGGGCGTCGACCAGGCCCTGGGTGGCCTGCGCGAGGCTACCGAGCTCGGTGGCGAGGACCGCGGAGAGCAGCCCGTAGACCACGTCCCGATCCCAATCCGCCGTCGCCAGCGGGGTGAGCCCGAGCGCGACCAGCCGGTTGTTGATGGCCGCGCGGATGTCCGCGAGGTAGTCGGCGGCGCGCGGGGCGGTGTAGCCCGCGTCGGTGATCCCGGTGGTCGGCATGGCGGTATGGTAGCGCGCGCGGGCGCCCGTTGCACGCCGGGGTCCTGCGGGTGATACCCTGCGACCATGACCGCCGACGTTCTGCTCACCGACGACCTCGACCTGCGCCCCCGCGCGGCGCTCGTCTCCGGCGACCAACTGGTCGGGCAGCGCATCCGGCTACGCCTCCAGCAGGTGCTCGGCGATTGGGTGCTCCGGCAGTCGGACGGCCTCCCCTGGCTCGACTGGCTCGGCACCAAGCCGTTCCCCACGGACGTGGCGCTCGCGCGCATCCGGCAGGAGATCGAAGGCGTGCCCGGCGTGCTCCAGGTCCAGACGCTCGCCATGACGCGGAGCGGGACCTCGTCGACCATCACCGGGGACATCCTCACCGAGGCCGGCGTGGTGCCGCTCGTCGTCTCCGTCGGCGGCGGGGGCGTGCCCGAGTCGTTCGTCGCGGCGCCCTGGGTCATCGGGGCGACCTGCTGATGGGCGCCGGGAGCCTGCCGACCACCGAGCCGCGGGATGGCGACGTCTACCGGGCCCTTGCGCGCGCGGTCGCGGGCGGCATCCACACGATGTCCGTCGCCACCGTCGTGAGCTACGACGCGACCTCGAGCCCCCCGCGGGCCACCGTCCGCCTCATCCCCTGCAACCGCCGGATGGGCGAGGGCGGCGTGGACGAGTGCTTCCGGGTGCCGCCGCTCACCGGGTGCCCGGTGATCTTCCCCGGGGCGGGCGCGGGCATCGCCATCACCTGGCCGCTCGCCGCGGGCGACACCGTCGCCGTGCTCGTCGCGGAGCGGAGCATCGCCGAGTGGCTGGAGACCGGGGGCGACGCCACCGAGCCGTCAGACCCGCGGCGCCACGACTACTCCGACGCCTTCATCCTGCCCGGGGCTCTGCACGTCGCCGCGACCGCGCCGGCAGACATGCACGACCCGGCCGCGCTGGTCGCGTTCGCCTCGTCGATCAAGTTGGGCAGCGCGGCGGCGGCCTCGGCGGTGGCGTTGCAGCCCGAGGTCACGACCGACCTGGAGACGCTGGAGGCCGCGGTGCTCGCCGGGTCGACGGCAGCCGGGGCTATCGGGGACGTGGCGCAATGGTCCGCGTTCTCGGCCGCGTTCTCGGCGGCGCTTACGGCGTGGCCGGCAGCGGCGGGGGCGGCGAAGGTGCAGGCGGAGTAGGGCGGGGGATTGCTCGCCCTACCGCGGCCGTCCCGTCGCCACCGCATAGAACTCCTGCCCCCGGCTGTCGATGCGGTAGGTCACGTCCTCGGCCACGAACTCCCCGGTGACCCGGGCCGACTCGACGCGGAACGGGCGGAGCGGGCGGATCGCGGGGTCCAGCAGGGCCTTGACCTCGACGCGGCCGTCGTCCTTCTGCGAGGGCGAGCCGATGAGGCCCGTGGCCGGCGTGAGCAGCGGCGCGCGCTCCTTCGTGGCGCCGCCCTGGGTCACGACGTAGAGCGCCCCGTCGCGGATGGAGGCCCCGGCCCCGCTGATGGCCGCCAGGCGCCCGAGCAGCTCCCGGGCGGGCCCGGCGAACGTGAGCCCCGTGGGAAGGGTGAGCGCGTCGGCGAGCTGCACCTGGCCCGCGTCGAGGCCCATCGCCGTGGCGACCTGCCCGTAGACGGTGGACATGGCGACGCCCTTGGCGAAGCTGAGCGCGACCTGCGACGTGCGGTAGGCCCGCCCGCCGTCCTGGAGCTCGGCGCGGAGCACGCGGGTGGGGTCCCGGCCCGGGGGCGTGATCTTGATGCCCCCCGGCACCGCGTCGCCCTGGAACACGAGCGCAGCCGACGACCCGTAGCCGGCCCACAGGCGGAACCGGATCCCGGTGCGCTGGGCGAGCGTGATGGTGTCGGGCGACGGGTTGTAGAGCTCGACCTGCGCCTCGTTCGGCGTGCTCGTGCTGCTCATCTTGACCGTGGCCCGGATGCGCAGCCCGCGGTACCGCTTGCCCGTCGTGCCGGGCGACCCGATGTCCAGGTAGACCTCGCGGAGGAACCTGCTCACAGGGTCACGCGCAGCCCAGACGCCGCCGGGGTCGTGATGGCCGCCAACTCCGCGGCCGTGTAGAACCAGAGGCGCAGCGCGCCGCCGAGGTCGCTCTGGACGTAGGGGTCGGGGCCGAACGGGAGGATATCCCCGCCGTCCCACGCGGCCGGCTGGAGCGCGTACAGCACCGTGAGCCCGGGGGAGAGGCGGCGCCCGAGCGCGATGGCCACGTCGTCGACCGTGTGCAGGTCCATGTACCAGGACTGCGTCCGCTCGCGCCAGGTGAGCGTGAGCCGGTACTGCGTGCCCCCGAGGGTGACCGTCTGCACGCTGCTCGGCTCGTCGGGGTAGGTCTGGATCTCGACGGGCATGGCTACTCCGTGGCGCCGAAGACGGCGGCGAGCGTCGAGGTGTTCTCTTCCGCCTGGTCGGCCTCGACCTCGGTATCCACGTCCTCGGTGGGCTGGCCGCCCACGTCGACCTCGTCGGCCACGTCCGCGGCCACGTCCGGGCGCGGGGCGTCGGCGGGGATCTCGACCGTCGCCGCCTGCACGACCTGGATCTCCCGCAGGTCCAGCCGGAACCGCAGCGACCGGCGGCCGTTCTGCTCGTGCGTCCAGCCGTTGAGCGAGTAGCTCGAGAGCGTGCCGAGCGGGAGCTGGACGTCCACGAGGTTGCCCTGGGCGCCGTGGAGGAACGCCCGCGCGGCGTCGAGGCGCGCGACCCCGGTGGGCTGGCCGTAGGCCTCGAACGGCGTCTCCGTCACGACCCCTTCGACCGTCACGCGCTGGGCCTGCACGACGATGTTGTCGGTGACCATGCCGCCGCCCTCGACCGGGTGGTCGGTGGAGCGGGCTCGGGGCTGGTACTGCGGTCGGAGGAAGCCGTCGAAGGTCCAGACGGCGCCGTCCGCGCGCACGATTCGGAGGGGAGCACCCATCGGTCAGACCTCCGCGTTGGCGAACTCGGACATCGCCGCCCGGTTGCGCTGCGTGCCGTTGCCGGAGACCGCGTCGTCGATGTCCTCGCGCGTGGCCCCGTGGTAGTTGTTCGTGACGTTGGACGTCCCGCCCCCTGCCCCGCCACCGCCGGCCGGGGCTGCTGCGCCCGC